TTTGAATTAAATAACACTTCTAAGTTATCAAATGCTCTGTCTATTACTTCTTTGGCATCAGCTATAGCGCTTACATCTTTCCTGTCAAATACTCTTTTAACTGCCTCTTTCTCTAAATAATCTATTAGATAGTTATGGACATTCTCTTTGGTATCTTTGTCATTATAAAATTGTTGAAGACTTGTACTCATATATTTGCGAGTTGTAACCCATATCTTGCTGCTAATGATTGTTTCTTTGGTTTCTTAGACTGTCTTGCTGGCTGTCTTTCTGGTTGCTGTATCTCTTTATTCTGCTCGTTTATAGCTGAAGTAATCTGCACTGGACTTATTCCAGCCCCTGAAAGCTCTATAATCTTTGCTAATAACTGAGAAGCAACTGGGTCTTGTGATATGCCCTGATTACTGGCATAAACTGTTAATATGTTGCTCAAACTTTCTAATGTAGCTGCTTTATTTCTCTGCTCTCCTGTGATATTAACCGTTACTTTGGCTTTAAGATTCTTATAAAAGTTCTTTGGTATTTCTATAAATCTTTGTCCTTTAGTCTGCTTAATGAACTCATCCGCTACCATTAGCCACTTCTCATAATCCTCTCTGGTAAATATCTTGCCCGATAGAAAGAACTCCACTGCTTTCTTACCTGCTTGTTTTATAGAAAACTTCTTGTCTATTTCTTTCAATTCCTCTGGTGAGAACTCATAAGCTAAGATATGCTCTCTGTTTAACTTACTTGCCAAGTGAGGCATTACCCAGTCCTCTATAATTTCAGTAATAAAAATACCCAACTCTTGCTGTAGGGTTTTAAATACACTTGAAGATTGCTGTAATACAGTTGCTTGTAGTCTAAAAGGAGTTCCAGATGGCGGAGTTTCTCCTCTCTGGGCTGCATAAGCACTGGTAGTCTTTTCTAACTGGTCATACCATTGAATAATTAAGCTTTGGTATTGGGTTAATCCGCCGCTTGGCAGAAGATTAATAGCAGTAATAGGCTTTCCATCTTCATGTTCAAGTATTGTTCCATCATCAGTTTCATTTAAGAGATTTCTGCCCTTTAACTTCCTGGATGCTGATTGCGCTATAACCTTTGTGGTGTATTCCATTGCCCTGTGCTGCTTCAATATAGTATCGTTTGTCCATACCTGAGATTCTTCTCCTTCCTCCATAACTCCTACACCAAATGATCTGCCTGCTTTAGGCTTACGAGCTAAATACTTATAAACTCTTTCTGTATCATCTTCCCAGTAGAGAGGAACTGTGGCTGTAAATTGGTCTTTGTTGCCTTCTTCTGTTGGCAATCCAGCGATATAATAGAGCTGGTAAGAGAATGTAATCTCGTCTTCATCGGTTGTTTTCTTCTTGTCTAACTCTTTAATATATGATTTAGGAAACTCACCTCTTATCTCATAAACAGGTATTCTTTTGTTTGAACCTTTTACTTTCTTTAGTATTTTTTTAATCTCATCTTTATCCCATTCTTCCATCTTGGCTATCTCCATAGCTGTCATCCAATGAGTTTCAATTATTGCTCCTTGTATAATATCAACCTGATCTGTAATAACATTCTTCCATTCTGGCATTTCTAAAGTAAGCTCTTTATCTTTGATAACTTTCTTAACTAACAAAGAGCCATATCTGGTATGCACATCCCGCATATCATTTAATGCCTTAGCAAAGTTAGATTCTTTCATCCAAACCTGAACATCTTTGGATAACAGCCAACTCTCTAAATAATGGTTTGAATCATCTGAGGTTATATCTACATCTTTCGTGTCTAAATCTTTGGCCGTGTTTTCCACATCACAAATAGCATTAAGTATCTGGAAGAACGGCTTATCCCTTCCCAACTCATCTTTCTGTCCGTTAAGATACTTGCTATTATTGTAGAACTCTATTGTTCTTATTTGCTTTTTTTGATTAAAAGGTAAACCACTAACAAGATCAATGGTCTTGTTATAATTAAGTATGATTTCCTCTGTTTCTTTTAATATTTTCATCTTGAGTTTTTGTTTTGATTACGCTGTTTTGACTCCATTCTGTCAAGTCGTTCTATGGGGTCAATCTTTTCTTTATTAATATAATCCTTCTCAAAGTATATACTTTTAATTAAAGCATATTCCTTTGGGTCGGTTAACTTTGGCCTTTTGTCTTTCATATTATTAAAAAAAGGGAACATCATTTCTGACATTCCCCTCCGTTTTTTTAGGCTAAGGAAATACTTTTTATTCATTATACACATCTAAAGATGTTTGTCAAGCCCTCTACCGATTATGAGTAATAGTATCGTCAATTCTTCTTATTATTTTTAGATGATCTGCGTGTAAAACAGATGATTGCGAGGCTTTATCTAATGTTTTACATTCCTTAATAAACTCTAAATTATCCCTGTTCTGCATACACCAATTAAGAAAGCTGGAAGCGATATTATCAAGTCCCATAACTGTAAAATCAATATCTTTCGGTTGTTGGGGTTCTCCGTTTATCATAATGTTAAAGCTCTTGGTCATCTGGTTTGATTAGTTGCATTTCTTAATCTTGACAATAATCTTTCTGCCTTCTCGCTCTCCGTAATCTCTGTAGCATTGTTTACTAATGTTGATAAAACATATCTTATACCCGCCATACTATGATTAGCGCACTTGGGATCTTCTTGATTAAGTATCTTTCCATTCTTATCCACCATCCACAAATAGTTTCTATATTCTTTTAAAGTATTAAATGACCGCCTTGTAATAGATATTCTTTGGTCTTGGACTACTCCTATGCTCCACTTAACAAATGTTTCTGACTTACTCTCGCCTCGTTTCTTTGACACTCCCACTATATTTACTCCAAATCCTCTAATCTCATCAATACTCTTTGGCTCAGCTGAATCTGCTATAACTAATGTCTGTGAAGTCGGTAAACTTAACAAGAAATCAGCTAATGGTTTATTAAGCATTCCTCGTTGATATAACTGCTCATCAACTATGTATCCGCCATTATAATAATAAACATCACCTATTGAACTTGGATCATTAGTATAGCCAAAGTCCAGCCATCTTGCTTCTAATCTTGCCTCGTGCGGTATCTCATCAATGATATTCCAATCCTTGTATATTCTGGTAGTTATCACTCCTAATTTTCCCTCTCCATAAACAGTCCACCATTCTTTATTATGCCTGTGAGATTCTATTTCAGCCTTTGATATTTCATCTAATGCCTCGTTGTCTAAGTAGGTTAACGGCCCTAAATATCCATCTCCTATAAAATCTATATCATCTCTCTTATCAATCATCTCGGTATAAAACCAGAACTCTTCTGATGGATTCCAGTCCATCCATACTATCTTTCGGGTTCTGGTAATAAGCTGGTCTGCTATTATGTAGGGGATGTTGTTTGCTTCGTTTAAGAATAAAACATCTCTTCTTGGCCCGTGAGCTTTGCCAAACTTATCAAATGAAATGAATTCTACAAAGCTTTTACCTGGAAATATATATATGTGTTTAGTTTCATTCCATCTGCTATCATTCCAATATCCGTGTGATTTCATTATATTTTGGAAGTCTCTTATCGCTCCTAACATTAAATGAGGGACTGATTCTGCTACTACTGTGCATATCTGATTATCAACACTTTGGCAATAATCTATAAGCCAAATTAATATGCTTATAGTCTTTGAAGCACTTGTGCCTCCACTAACTGCTCTGATCCTCTTTTTCAGGCTGAATATCCTTTGAGTCGCCTTCGTGTCCTTGAAGGTCATCTGATTTGATAGACTTGTTTCCATAAATAGGTATTTGTATTTCTTTACCTCCGCTTGTTATATCTTGTTGAGGTAAGCCCTCTGCCATCTTCCACACTTCTTTTCCATCTATACTTCCAATAAACTTTAACCTTGCTTCTTCTGACATATTCATTAAAAACTCCCTACACCATTCTTTTAGGGTTTGTCCTTTAGGTCTTCCTTTAGGATTACCTGATTGACCTTTCTGCCATTGGTATTCTTTAAGCCAATCAAAATTA